ACCCGCTTACTAATTTTTCATCAACTGGTATTGATGACAATGCTACTTCTACTCAGATTGAAATTAATTCTTCAAACAATATTCAACTCTGCGGAGCTTCGGGAACAGAAAAGGTAAATTTAGACGGAGGACTAAAAATTACTCGCTCTAGCTACCCTGTTCTAGTTTTACAGGAAAATGGAGCTACAGGAATTGGGCAGGTTGCAATGAATGGTAATGAACTTCAGATTCGAAACACTCAAGACTATGATATGTCTTTCTTTACAAATAACTCTGAAAATATGCGTATTGAAAATACGGGAAAGATAACATATGGAGGTACAGGAAGAAAAAGCTATTTAATTGGAAATGATACTGGAGATAATGTAGTTCTAGCTGCAGGAGATACTCGATATATTCGAGTAGCAAGAATCGGTACTGGCTACCATACGCTTCGAATGGCTCCTTGGGGAAATTCTGCCTATCACGGAGCAGAGATCAATGTCTGTCTTAATTGGAATAATACAGTTTCTGGTTCGGATCATCTTGGGTTCAGTGTTGTAGATTTAAAAAGAGATGGAGGTTTTACAGAGTTTAAAGATATTTATGCAGAGAGAATAAATAATACGGACGCCTATATTTGGGTAAAGATAACTAATGGAAGCTCAGGAACTCAAACCTATAATTTTGACATTCAAGGATTAGAATATAGCGAAACTACAGTATTAGCCTTATCAAATACTACTACCGATCCAGGCCTGACAAGTAGGGCTCCTGCGCACACAGTAGTTGCAACAAATGATAATACTTCTGGAGGAATTCACATATATAGAGGAAACTCAGATTACTATGTAAGTAGTGGTGCTTCAATTATAGACTTCACTGCAGGAGGTACTGCGGTAGGAAGTATTACTGCAAGTGGAACATCTGGAGTAAACTATAATACTACGTCTGATATTTCTTTGAAAGAAAATATACAAGATGCAGAAAGTGCAAGTAAAATTATTGACTCTTTGAAGATTCGACAGTTTGATTGGAAAGATTCTCAAAAGCATCAAAGTTTTGGAGTAGTAGCTCAAGAAGTAGACCCTATTTTTACGGATGCAGTAACTCAAGATGAAATTTGGTCAGTTGACTACAGTAAATTTGTTCCTCTCTTAATAAAAGAGATTCAAGAATTAAGAGCTCGAGTAGCTGAGTTGGAGAATAGTTAATGAGTTATCCTACTGCGGACTTTAAATTAACACCCACAGGATTACTTAACAGTAGTAGTTTAGTGATGGGGCAGATAAGTAATAACTTAAATCTTTTAGCCACTGATCCTACAAATATAACCACCGGTTTTAAAAAAATGGCAAATCTTGATTTTACTACTCAAGGCGTGCATTTACTAAGAATAGGCTGGTCTGGTGTACGCAATACCAGCGGAAACAGTGTATATTGGGGGAGCGAAGGAGTAGCAGTTATTTCTATTCGAGACCAAAATGGTAATTACTATAATACCAGTCCTTCAGATAATATTACAATGCATTGGCTAATGCACCATAGAAATATTGATCTACCTACTGTAAAAATAGACTCTGATAATACAAATGGCAGCTATGGAGATCCTTGTGTATATATTAGCTTTCCTCAAACAGTTAGATTACTTTCCCCACAGTGCAGAGTACAACAATTAGGACCTAGTTAAATGTTTACACTAAGAGATATGAAAATTATTAATGACTTGGACTCTTTAGTTCCAAGTGATACTCCCGGGGAGCCTGTACCTCTCTTTGAGTATTATTCGATGACTACAGAAGAAATTGCTTCTGCAAATTTAGAGTTAATTAGAAACGATAGGAATACTCTACTAGCAGAAACGGATTGGATATCTGGAGAGGATGTCCCTCAAATAATTAAGGATGCTTGGTTTCCTTACCGACAAGAATTACGAGATATAACAAATACTTACACTATTTACAGTGAGGTAGTGTGGCCCACGAAGCCGCAGTAACAAATCACAATCACAAAGATTATTAGGAGAATAAATTATGTCACATGTATGGTCAGTAGCTGATCTTAGTTATACCGTCTCTTCCGGAGGCAAAACAAATGTTGTAGGAACCGTCCATTGGAGAGTAACTAAAACTGAAGGAGACTACACAGTCTCTGCTTACGGGAGTTCTGGTCTTGCTGAGCCCGGAGACACTTTTATTGAATGGGCAAATATTACTGAAGCAGATGCAATTGCGTGGGCAAAAGCAGAGCTTGGCGCTGAAGAAGTTGCAGGTCTTGAAGCAAATCTTGATGCTCAGCTTGCAGAAAAAGTTACCCCAACAGTGGGGTCAGGGCAGCCTTGGGCAGCCTAAGAGACTTTAAATGAATTTTAAATTTCGAAGAGGTAATATCTTTAAGATTGAAAACGGGGTAAAAACTCAAATTACCCGAGAAGAGTACAAAACTCTTAAAGAGAAGAATACTTATGGCAGTCCGAAGACGAAAGACAGCGAAGAAGAGACCTGTGCCAACGAACAAGAAGTTGTACGCAAGAGTGAAAGCGCAAGCAAAGAGAAAGTTTAAAGTATACCCTTCAGCTTACGCAAATGGATGGCTTGTAAAAACTTACAAAGCCAAAGGCGGTAGATACCGCATGGGGAGCAAGTAATGCCAGCAGGTAAAGGAACTTATGGTAAAAAGCGAGGACGTCCTTCTAAAGCAGCAAAAAAGCGCGGTAAGAAGAAAAAGTCTATGGGTCTAACTGCAAAGCAGAAGAAACTGCCTAAAGCTCTACAAGCAGCTATTCTTCGAAAAAAGAAAAAGTAATGGCAAAGCCAAAAGGTGGTTTAACAAAATGGTTCAAAGAAAAGTGGGTAGATATCTCCCGCCCAAAAAAGGGCGGGGGTTATATGCCTTGTGGTCGTAAGAAGTCCAAAAAGGGAAAGTATCCTAAGTGTGTCCCAGCTTCAAAAGCTGCTCGTATGACGGCCGCACAGCGTAAATCTGCTATTCGTCGTAAGAGAGCTGCAGGTAACCCAGGTGGAAAGCCGACTATGGTAAAAACTTTTACCAAATCGAAGAGGAGAATGCGACGTGGCGGTAAAAAGAAAAGGTAAGAAAAGAGACCCTCGTTTAAAAAGAGCGGGAGTTTCGGGGTTTAATAAGCCTAAGCGCACTCCCGGACATGCAAAAAAGTCACATATTGTTGTAGCGAAAGTAGGCTCTAAGATTAAAACAATTCGTTTTGGGCAAAAAGGAGCTAAGACTGCAGGCAAACCCAAAGCAGGAGAAAGTGCAGCAATGAAAGCGAAACGTAAAAGTTTTAAAGCTCGTCACGCAAAAAACATTGCAAGAGGCAAAATGAGTGCAGCTTATTGGGCCGATAAGGTAAAATGGTAATGAGTGATTTTCATCCAGCAGATACGAATGGCGATGGTAAAGTAGATGACCAAGAAAAAGCAATGTACATGGAGTTTAAGCGAAAGGAGCTAGAAGATGCTGACGCAATGCGAGATGCACAAAGAAACATGGCGTGGTATGCTCTTGGTGGGATGCTGCTGTATCCCTTCGCTGTTGTTGGTGCTGATTTTGTTGGCTTAGATAAAGCATCTGGTATTCTTGGAGATATGGCACCGACTTACTTTGTAGCGGTAGCAGGCTTGGTAGCAGCGTTCTTCGGCGCACAGGCTTACCAAAAAGGAAAATAAGTGGACTTCTTACTTGATCTTGCAGTAAATTTTTGGCAGTGGACTATTGTAATCACTCTTATTCTTGTAGGCTTTGTAGCAAGTATTTTTGATGGGCAAGGAGAAGATAGGGTAGGTTTTTATTATGATGAAATGCCTCATATGAAACCTCTTGCAATTCAGACAAAAGATAAAGGATTTTGGAAAGCAATATGGATGTGGATGTTAGGTGTTCGTCAATGGGAAATCTGTGATGATTTTCATTTTACACTAGGAGTGGAAGAGTATGTTATTCCCAAAGGATTCCAGTTTGATGGTGCGTCTGTTCCTAAATTTCTTGCTATGTGGTTGTCTCCTACCGGTGTATTACTTATGGGCGGTCTTGTTCACGACTATGGCTATAAATATGCTACTCTTATGAAAAAAGATGGAACAGATATTGGTAAGAAAGATCAAAAGTGGATGGATAAGCTTTTCCGTGACATTTGTATTGAAGTAAATGGTTTCAAGCTGTTAAACTATTTAGCATACTGGGCTCTTCGAGTCGCAGGATTTGCAGCTTGGAACGGACATAGAAAAAACGATTAAAGGTATAATAATAACATGACAATAGAAATAAGTAGGAGAGACTTAGTCTCCGAGCGACTTGTTGAATTTCAATCTGAGACGAGGTTTCTCAAGCTTCCAGTAGATCCATACTTGGACTTACTCGGCGTTACACCTCTTCCGTCTCAAATGGCGATCATAAATGCGATAAACAACAATAAGTATCGTTTTGTAACTGCAGCAATTTCAAGAAGACAGGGCAAAACTTATATCGCAAATATTATTGGGCAGCTAGTATCGCTAGTCCCAGGTTCTCACATTTTAATTATGTCTCCGAACTATGCCTTGTCTCAGATTTCTTTCGACTTACAAAGACAATTGATTAAGCACTTTGATCTTGAAGTAGCAAAAGATAATGCTAAAGATAAAGTAATTGAACTAAC